ATACCGGCGAGCATCAGGTGAAGTTTTTCAAGGACGGCGTTCACCAGAAAAAGGCCGATTACTTTGCTGATGACCCGTCAGATGCACATGAGACCGCGCAGGCATCATTAAAGCGCGGGTTCAATGCAGGCGGGCGCACTGTTCGCGCTACCGGCGGTGGGATTTTCTCTGGTCCCGGCTATCCCGGCAAGATCCCCGGTGTTGTCCCCGGTGGCCGCACAGCCCGTAAGGATGGCGGCAAGACCAAGAGCAAAGGCAAGACCGCGATCAACATCGTGATCAATACTGCCAAGCAGTCTGGCCCTGATGACATGATGCCGCCTCTGCCGCCCGCTGGCCCCGGAAAGCCTCCCGGCGCTATGCCGATTGCTGTGCCGCCTGCAATGGCTGGTGGGATGCCTCCCGGCGCTGGTGCGCCTATGCCCATGCCTCCCGGCCTCGCGGGCGCTGGTGGCCCTCCCGGCATGCCTCCAATGCCTCCCGGTGGAATGCCTCCGATGGGTCGCAAGTCTGGTGGCCGCACCTATCGCTCCTACAAGGACATGGATGCGGGCGCTGGTAGCGGCAAGGGTCGTCTGGAAAAGACCGAGATCGCAGAGCATAAGCGCGGTGAGCGCAAGGCTGGCGGTCGTACCTACCGGTCTTACAAGGATATGGATGCCGGTGCTGGCAGCGGCCTTGGACGGTTGGAGAAGACCGAGATTGCCGCTCACAAGAGCGGAATTCAAAAGGCTTAAGTAATTCGCGCTGGCTTTGACCGCCACTGCGAATGACGGGGTGACAGTTCTAGCCCCCCTTGGGACTGTCACCCCAATACACATCAAGGGGGACCGCAGGGGGCGGGTGTGCAAACGTACTCATCTTTCTATCAGCATGAGCTATTGAAGCTTATCGCTTTGGAAATCGAACAACGAAAAGAACAGCTAGTAACTGCTAGTTCTTCGTTTGACTTTCCATCCTATCGTCACCATGTCGGAATCATAGAAGGACTTCGCACGGCTTTAGAGTTGTGCGCGGAAGCTGAACGTATCGCCAATGGCGGCGAGCGTAATCGTTAGGGGGACTACCATGCCGTTTATGTTGATGCAGCACGACGAAGATCCAGTTCGGAAGATTAAGGATGAGATCGCTGATCTGAGTTCCATAAAACTCTTCAACAACGAGATCCTTGTGGGCATTTACTTGCGCCCGCAAAAAACAAAGAGCGGCCTTTATTTGTCTGAAAAGACGATGGATGAAGATCGCTATCAGTCAAAAGTTGGGCTGTTGCTTGCAACTGGTCCAAAAGCTTTTGAGCCCAACAGTGAGGGTTGGTTTGAAGGTGAAGAGTTTAATCTTGATGATTGGCTCGTCTTCCGCCCGTCCGATGGCTGGGCAATCACAGTACATGGTGTGCTTTGCCGCATTCTGAAGGATGTGCAGATCAAGGGCCGTGTTCAGAACCCTGACGAAGTGTGGTGAGGAGCAACCTATGGCTAACGAAAATGATCGCATAGAGGTGGACATCACTCCTGATGAGCCACACGAGGTTAAAGCGGATTCTGACATCGTTGTAATTGACGATGCCCCGTTGAAAGCATCTGAAAATGAAGATGCTGATCCTTTCAAAGCGCTCGAAAAACTTAAACAGCAGCTTAAAGAAGAGCAAAAAGCTCGCGAAGATGCTGAAGAGCGTGTTCGACAAGCAACTTTCCAAGCTAAAAGGGCAAGTTTGGAGGTTGAAGACACCAACCGGCACCTTGTTAGCAATGCGATTGAGACGATCAAACGCGACAACGAGGTTCTGACCGCCAATTACGCTGAAGCAATGCGTACTGGCGACTACGAAACCGGCGCTCGCATTCAGTCGGTCATCAACCAGAACGATATGAACCTCAAAAAGCTTGAGGAAGGCCATATCAAGATGGAGCAGGAGGCCAAACTGCGGCCCCCCGAGCCCGTTGAGCCGATTGCGCCCAAAAAACCCAAGGAAATGGTCGAGGAGATCATTGGACAGGTTTCCAAGGCGTCTGCTCAGTGGCTTAAAGCCAATCGCGAGCATCTGGATAGCGAAAGAGCCATCAATAAGATGTTCAACGCACACTCAGATGCTGTCGGTGACGGCATTGAGCCAGATACAAACGAATACTTCCGCTACATTGAAACCCGTCTTGGCATCAATCAGGACGATCATGGAGGCTCACCCATGTCATCCGCTGCAAAGCCTACCTCTAAGCAAGCCCCGCCGCCCTCTGCTCCTGTAAACCGGGATAACAGCGGTCGCTCCAATGTCGGACATCTTACCAGCGCACAGGCTGAAACAGCCAAGGCTTTGGGCATGACCAACAAAGAGTACTATTCCCACATGGTTGCCCTGCAAAAAGAAGGCAGGCTCTCTCACTAAGGAGTTGGATTATGGAAAACAGCATTGATGACTCGCCCCGCCGTCGCGGACGCCCTCCGATGGGCCTTGAGCCTGCGGTGAACCCGCTTCCTCGCGAAGAGATGAGGGATAGCATGCGCGAAGAGGATTCCCTCTCCAGCGCAGCCCGCCGCGCCGCTGAACTGCGTGGGCATGCCGGTGGTGTACAGGATGATGTAGATGAGTTCTACGTTGACCCTGACATGATCCCGGAAGGGTGGACCTATGAGTGGAAGCGGCATCTGCTGCTTGGCGCTGAAGACCCGTCCTACAATGTTTCGCTGGCTCGCGCTGGATGGGAGCCGGTGAATGTGGATCGAGACGCCAAGCATCGCGCTATGATGCCGATGAATTGGAGCGGGGCATACATTGAGCGCAAGGGCATGATGCTTATGCGCCTTCCCACTGAAATCGTTCAAGAAAACAAGGCTTTTGAGCGCCGCAAAGCCCGCGATCAAGTTCGCGCCAAGGAGGCCCAATTGTCTGGGACGCCAGAGGGAACGCTCTCTCGTGATGATCCTCGCGTTCGCCCCAGCATCAACAAGGGCTGGGAAGCGATGCCGGTCCCGAAGGCGTAAAGTATAGACTTAACACATGTCAACTTAACGGGTTAAGGGCCACTGTAAAAGGTGGCCCTTTACTTTTGATACTATCATGTTAATCTGCGGTTAGATCCTGTATAGGATGCTTCTCCCCCCGGCGCGGGAGACCTCGACTTTCCCGGTTCCTAGCTGCCCCGGCGCGCAGTAATGGGACTTCCTGAAAAGGAGGCTCCGTCATGGCGAATAGCGATACGCCTTTCGGTTTTAGTCAGTATTCTGGTACGGGTTCTTCCCCGACCTTTGAACAGGTTGTAGGCACCGTTGCCTATAATGCTTCCAACATCTTCTTTGGCGACCCAGTAGAGCCTCTTGCTGATGGTACTCTTCAGCGTGGCGACGGCACCACTGGTGCGGAAGGCATTGCTGGCATCTTTGTCGGATGCAAGTACCTTTCGGTTAGCCAGAAGCGTACCGTTTGGTCCAATTGGTGGCCGGGCAGCGATGTTGCCTCTGGCAATACGGTGACCGCCTACATCGTCAATGACCCGAACGCTAAGTTCTTGGTTCAGTCTGACAGTTCTGGTCTGACTCAGACCGCTGTTGGCGGCACCATTGGCTATAACACCGGCACTGGCAACACTGCCAGCGGTCTCTCTGGCGCATATGTCACGGGTCTTGGCCCGGCGACTGCTACCCTCCCCTTCCGTGTTGTCAGTCTTGTTGTTGATCCTCCGGGCGCGCCCGGCACGGATGCAGCCAGTGCCTACAACCGGGTTATCGTGTCGTTCAATAACGTGACGACGCGCAACCTCACTGGCATTTAAGGAGTAAGGACCAATGGCTGTTAATCTCTCAGCGATTAAAGACCTTCTCCTCCCCGGCCTCCGTGGGGTTGAAGGCAAGTACGAGCAGATCCCGTCGCAGTACGACAAGATCTTCACAAAGCACGATTCCAAGATGGCGCTTGAGCGCACCGCAGAGATGCGTTTCTTGGGTCTCGCCCAGCTTAAGACCGAAGGTGGTCAGACCGCTTTCGATAACGGCGCTGGCGAACGCTACGTCTACAATCAGGAGCATACTGAGATCGCTCTCGGCTATGCCATCACCCGCAAGGCGATTGATGACAACCTGTACAAGACGCAGTTCATGCCCTCGAACCTTGGCCTGATTGAGTCTTTTCATCAGACGAAGGAAATCTACGGCGCGAACGTGCTGAACACTGCCACGACCTATAATGCGTCGATTGGTGGTGACGGCAAGGCGCTCTGCGCTTCTGACCATCCCATTGATGGTGGCACTGTAGCGAACATCCCGACCACTGCGGTTGAACTCAATGAGTCCACCCTGCTGGCTGGCATGATCGCGATCCGTACCGCTTTCAAGGATCAGGCCGGTCTGAAGATCTTTGCTCGCGGTCGCAAGCTTGTGGTTCCCCCGCAGCTTGAGCCGGTTGCTATCCGTCTGACGAAGACGGAACTGCGCCCCGGTACTGCGGACAATGACGTCAATGCGATTATGATGACCGCCGGAGGCCTCTCCGATGGTTACATGGTCAACGACTTCTTGACCTCAACCAAGGCTTGGTTCTTGCTGACCAACATCGACGGGCTCTCCTACATGGAGCGCGTAAAGTATGAATCCGACATGCAGGTCGATTTTGTGACCGATAACCTTCTGGTTAAGGGTTAAGAGCGCTATAGCTTCGGGTACTACAACTTCCGTTCGATCTGGGGTTCGTTCCCGACCTAATGCTAAGAGGCGGGGTTCGCAGCCCCGCCTTTCATCTAGGATTCACAGTCGCGTTGACCGGCCTAGCGGACGCTGCACAAGACAACGCGACAACTCGTGCAGGAGGCTCAAATGAGCATCACTACATTTACCGGCCCCATCAAGGCGGGCGATGTCCTTAACACGACCGGCACTACTCCCGGTACGGTTAAGAACGTCGGTTTCGTTGTGATGTCGCAGGTCGTCAACGTTACGCAGGCGGGCACGACTTCCGCAACCGCGACCAGCATTGTTATCCCGGCAAATAGCCACATCCTCCAGATCCAGATGCTTGCCTCTGTGGCGTGGGCGAGCAGCGGCACAATCAGCGTTGGCACAACCTCTGCCACGCCAGCCGATCTTGTTGCCGCCACTGCGATTGCCAACGTCGGCGTCACCGGGCTGACGCCCGGAACGAGCGCGCCCCTTACGGCAAAATGGTCAAACGTGGGTACGACAGATGTTATCTTCTACGTCCTGTCGTCTATAACTGGCGCCGGCGTCGGTGAGCTGGTTGTCCGCTACATTCAGGCCGAGAACGCCTAATCAACCCAAGGAGAACGACTATGAAAGGTAAGTCTAAACTCTGGATGAACAAGAACGAGGACAAGTCTCTCGATGCTTCGTTCTATGCTGGCGGCAAGTCCAATGTTGCTGCTGAAGCGAAGAATAAGGCCGAAGGCTTCAAGAAGGGCGGCAAGACCGTGAAGATGTCTGGCGACAAGGCCAAGGCGTCTGCGGCTCGCAAGCCCCGCATGAGCGGCGGCAAGGTCATGTCGTCTGCTGCGGCGGGTACGCCTCGCAGCAAGTCTTCTCACTATTGAGATCATTCTCCCTGATCTGAATGTGAGACTAACGGGGGCCATGCGCCCCCGTTTTTACAGGGGATTTCAATGACTGCTGCATGGACTCGTAAAGAGGGCAAATCCTCATCTGGTGGCCTTAATGATAAGGGCCGGGCCTCTCTGAAAGCTCAAGGGCATGATATTAAGCGCCCGCAGCCAGAAGGTGGTTCACGGAAAGACAGCTTTAGAGCCCGGATGTGCGGGATGAAAGAGAAACTGACTTCCGCTAAAACGGCCCATGATCCCAATAGCCGCATAAACTTGGCTTTAAAAAAGTGGGATGTAAAATGTTAAAATGCACACGATGCGAAGAGGTGAAACCAGAAACTTCTGAATTTTTCCCCCTTCACAATAAAAAAAGGAATGGGCTAGATAGCTGGTGTCGTGTTTGCCGAAATGAATACCGCAGGCATCTTAGAGTCCCGCCCGGCGTTCCTAAGTCCGAATACCCCCGTGCTTTTGAAGCTCGGGCTGTAGGGGAATGTGTTATTTGCGGTTTTGTTGGAGATATTGTCATTGATCATGACCATAAAACTGGTCAGGTCCGTGGTCCGTTATGCCAGCATTGCAATTTTGGTCTGGGTCATTTTCGTGATGATCCAGAATTATTAGAACTTGCGGCCCTCTACCTTTGCGGGCAATGTGCTTGCGGAAAGTGTGAACCAAAGTGGGGCGGAAACCCTTCTTTAATCTGCCAATAAGGTGTAGAATGGTCTGCATCGTTGTGAAAGTGGGATTGCTGACATGAGCAAACCTTTCTGGGACCAAGACGCACCAAAAGATGCTAAAGTGAAGCATCTTGATCGCAAGCAGAAGCAATCTGCTAAAGCGATGGCAAGAGCGGCGGGGCGTCCTTACCCTAACTTAGTCGATAATGCCGCTGCGGCTCGCATGAAGAGGAAGTGACATGAAACTTGCAACAATCACAGCCACTGGCGTTAGCCGCAGCAATGTCTGCGCCGTTGACGACTTTCAGGCCCCCTTCAATATCGGAATTGGTGCAAAGCTCGTTTCTGGCTCTGCTACGTTCAACATCGAGTACTCGTTCGATGACCCGATGGCGGAAGGCTACACGGCGGCTGGTGCCACTTGGTATGTTGCTACTGGCTTTTCCGGTGTCAGCGCCTCTACTGGTGGTGCGTTTACCATCCCGTGTAAGGCGCTTTCGATCAACATTACTGCTAATTCCGGCACTGTTACGGCTTCCATCGTTCAAGCTGGGCCTGTCTAATGGCGACTTCTAACACCTATGGGTTCAACCCCGGTTTAGGCGAGCTTACGCTCTACTCCTACAATCTGATCGGGGTTCGCAACACCGCCGTGCTTCAGGAGCATATGGAGGCCGCTCGTATGGCTTCCAACATGCTCTTGGCGCGTTGGTCAAACCAAGGTGTTAATCTGTGGGCTGTTGATCTCGTAGAGACGGCACTCGTAACGGGGCAGGCGACCTATTCAGTCGATGGCAATACGGTTGCCATTCTTGATGCTTACGTCACCAACGATCAGACGGGCGAAAACATTGATCGTATCATTTTGCCGGTAAGCCGCACGGAATATGCCAGCTACCCAAACAAGGAGCAGCAAGGTTTTCCTACGGTCTACTGGTTTGACAGGCTGATCAGTGCTTCTCGCTCTACAGGGTCCGCTGGGCCTTCCGTGACACTGTGGCCCGTCCCCAACGTGGACAATGGGCCTTCGACGTTGAGGTATTATCGCGTCAGGCAGATCCAAGATTCCGCACTTCAAAATGGTCAGTCTGTGGAAATTCCCTATCTCTGGCTGGAGGCTTTTGCATATGCGCTGGCGCTTCGGCTTGCTCAGATATGGAACCCTGCGGCTATCGCGATGATTAAGCCTATGGCTGATGAATCGTATCAGATCGCGGCAGAGCAGAACATCGAGACGGCCCAGCAGTACATCTCGCCTATGATCTCCGGTTATTTTAGGTAAGGGTGCATGAATGGGATACGCATCACGTTCAGGTCGCGCCAGAACTAGCTCGCGGAATCCGCAGGCATTTGCCGTTTGTGACCGATGCGCGATTTGGTACAACCATTCCAGCCTTCGTTGGCAGTATGATTGGGCTGGTGCGTCACTCATCAACAAACGTATTTTGGTCTGCGATACTTGCTACGATGTACCCCAAGAGCAACTGCGGGCCATTATCCTTCCCGCCGACCCCACCCCCATTATCAATCCTCGCGTTGAGCCTTATGCTTGGGACGAGATCGACCGCCGTCAGGTGTCTGGCTATGACACAACGAGCCAAGCAACGGGTATCCCGATCCCGGCTGGTCCTTCTCGCGCAACGACCATTGACAACACTGTACCGGACGGCATCCGTGTCACGCAGCAGACTGGTGAAGCTCCGGGCGGCAAGAACCAGCTACCCGGCACTGACCCCAATGCTGTGACGTTCCGAAACATTGTCTCCGTCACGAACAATGGCATTGGCGTCATTCGGATAACGGTCAACCTCACTTCAGGGTTTATCACCGGCCAACATGTCATCATTCAGGAGGTTGGTGGCGTCACCAATGCAAATGGGCGATGGACGATCACGGTTATCAACCCCCAACAGTTTGATCTTCAGAACTCCACTTTTGCTGGCGCGTACACCAGCGGCGGATATGTTATAAACGATCCAAGCCTGCCCTATGGGTTCGATCAAATCCCGCGCACTGGACCTCTCTGATGCCCAGATACTCTAGTAACATCCAGATCCCCAATCTTGGCGCTGTCGTTTCGCTGAATGGCACGGAACAGATTGAGGTGGTGCAGGCTGGCGAATCCAAGCGGGCAACAACACTGCAACTTGCCAATTTGCTGGGTGGCGGTGCCACGGGGCCTATCGGGCCAGTAGGCGCAACTGGCCCAAGCGGGCCAACTGGTCCCACAGGACCGACTGGCGCAGCTTCTACGGTTGCAGGCCCTACCGGCGCTACTGGTGTTGCTGGCCCTACAGGGCCGACAGGGCCTACGGGTTTTGGAGCTATTGGCCCTACTGGTCCTACAGGATTACAGGGAATTGCCGGGCCAACCGGCGCAACGGGTGCTGCATCCACAGTTGTGGGGCCAACTGGCCCCACTGGAGCAACAGGCAATAATGGCCCCACAGGGCCTACGGGCGCGACGGGGGCCGCTTCAACAATTGCCGGTCCCACCGGCCCGACTGGCCCGACTGGCCCCACGGGGGCCACAGGCGCGGCCTCTACGGTGGTAGGGCCAACTGGCCCGACTGGCCCCACGGGTGCCACTGGAGCCGCCTCTACCGTAGTAGGGCCAACGGGCCCGACTGGCCCGACTGGCCCCACGGGGGCCACAGGTGCGGCCTCTACGGTG